GGACAGATAGATACTCTGTCTGTAGCTGAGGTTCAGCGTTGTCAGTACCCCGTAGTATCTATTCCAAACGGTGTAGGATCGGCCTGTAAAGCTATAGCTAAAGATTTGGAGTGGTTGTTAGGTAGTTTTGAAGAAATAGTATTAATGTTTGACAACGACTCTCAAGGTAATAATGCAGCTCGTAAGGTAGCAGAACTTTTCCCACCAGGCAGATGTAAAATAGCCTCTCTCCCCCTTAAAGACCCTAACGATATGCTCTTAGCTAATCGTGGATCTGATATTATCAACGCTATATTCAGAGCTTCAGTTTACAGGCCCGATGGAATCATAGCAGGAGAAGATACTTGGGACCTAGTGAGCACTCCTATGCAAGCTGCTGATATGCAGTATCCTTGGCAGGGACTTAATAACCTTACTTTGGGAGCTAGAAAAGGTGAACTCGTTACGTTTTGTGCAGGAACAGGGGCTGGAAAATCTACCGCTGTTAAAGAAATTGCATCATACTTCCTCTCAAAAGGAGAAACAGTTGGTTATATTGCTCTTGAAGAATCTGTACGTCAGGCAGCCATTGACTTCATGTCAATCGAAGCCAATGAAATGCTCCACCTAAAGGATAATTTAGAAGAAAAATTTTTACGGGATATATGGGAAAAAACATTAAATACAGGGAGGCTTTTTCTTTATGATCATTGGGGCAGCATGGATGGAGAAGTTCTCTCTAACCGTATCCGATACTTAGCAAGGAGTTGTAATGTTTCTTGGATTATCGTTGATCATATTTCTATTATGATTAGTGGTATTGAAAGTGGGGATGAAAGAAGACTCATAGATAACTTGATGACTAAATTGAGATCTCTTGCAGAAGAAGTAAACTTAGGTATCTTTATTGTATCTCACTTAAGAAAACCAGCAGACGGGAGAGGCCATGAAGACGGCAGACAAATCTCACTTAATGACCTTAGAGGGAGTGGAAGCATCGCTCAGCTTAGTGATTTTGTGGTTGGACTCGAAAGAAATCAACAAGAAGAAGGCGAAACAACTGTTAGAATACTCAAAGCAAGGTATAAGGGAAGTTCGACAGGGGTTGCAGCGAGACTATACTACGACAGGGAAACAGGTAGGCTGAGAGAATGTGAATATATTGAAGAGGTATTTTAAGTATGAATATAATATTTGATTTGGAAACCGATGGCTTACTTCCAGATGTTACTAAGATTCATTGTTTAGCTATGACAGTAGAAGGAGCACGAGCTTCTCAGGTGTTTGCCAATGAGTACCCGTATGACAATTTAGAACAAGCCTTAGAGATCATGTCCAATGCTGAAGGTTTGACAGGACATAATATATTAGGATATGACCTACCCGTACTAAAAAAACTTTTAGGTTGGACTCCTAACAAGGAGACAAAGATAAATGATACTTTAGTAGTGTCACGCTTAGTTTATTCTAATATGATGATCTTAGATGCTAAGAAGAAACGTATTCCTACCAAACTCTATGGTTCTCATAGTTTAAAAGCTTGGGGTTATCGGTTAGGGATGTTAAAGGGTGAATTTAATAATGACACTACAGATTGGTCTACATTTACTGAAGAAATGGCAGACTATTGTGCTCAAGATGTTGGTATAACATCTACACTTTTTGATCGTTTATATGAACTTGAATGTTCTGATGAAGCCATCAAGTTAGAACATGAGTTTGCTTCTTTAATTCAACGACAGGTTGAAAATGGTTTCTCTTTTGATGTTAAGAAGGGACAGAATTTATATGTAAATCTTCTCAAGCAACAAGAACAAATTGGAAGTAGGTTAAAGAAACGATTTGGTAGTTGGTATAGGGACTTGGGAAGTTTTACTCCTAAGAAGGATAACAAGGCTAAAGGTTATACTGCTGGTCAAAGTTTTAACAAGGTAGAAAAGGTAGACTTTAATCCTAATAGCAGGGACCATATAAGTTATAAGCTTCAGAAAGATTATGATTGGAAACCTAAAGACTTTACTCCTAATGGTAAACCTAAAATTGATGAGACAGTTTTAAAGTCTCTTCCCTATCCAGGTTGTGATGAGTTGTTTAATCATTTCTTGTTGTCTAAAAGAATATCTCAACTCGCTGAAGGTGACAATGCTTGGTTGAAACTGGAGAAAGAGGGGAGAATCTTTGGGAATGTAAACACTAATGGAGCTGTTACTGGTAGATGTACTCATTCTTATCCTAATATAGCTCAAGTTCCTGCTGTTTACAGTCCTTTTGGCAAAGAGTGTAGAGAACTGTTCAAGGCTTCTGAGGATAAGGTGTTAGTTGGTTGTGATGCTGACGGCCTAGAGCTTAGAGCTTTAGCAGGATACTTAAAAAGATATGATAATGGCAAATATGCTACTGCTGCTGTTGAAGGAAACTCAAAAGATGGAACTGACATTCATTCTATCAATCAAAAACTAGTGGGATTAGAGTCACGAGATACTGCCAAGACATTTTTCTATGCTTTTATTTATGGAGCAGGAAATGAAAAGTTAGGTAAGATCTTAGGGACTAATATTCGTGGTGGTAAACAAGCTAGGATGAAGTTATTGAACGGTGTTGATGGCTTACTTAAATTAACTGAAGCTGTCAAGCAAGTTTACCGCAGGAGAGGACACCTTATCGGTTTGGACGGGAGGAGACTCCATGTACGTTCAGAACATTCTGCTTTAAACACCTTACTTCAAAGTGCTGGAGCTGTGCTTATGAAGAAAGCTTTAGTTCTTTTGGATGAAAGGCTTAAATTTTTAGGTTTTAATGCTCCTGAAGATTATGAATTTGTAGCTAATATTCACGATGAGTTTCAAATTGAATGTAAGGAGAGGTATGCCAAAAGATTTATTGGACCCCAAGCGGAATCAGCCATTAAAAGGGCTGGAGAATACTACGAATTTGGATGCCCTCTTAGTGGAACGTCTAAAATTGGAAGAAATTGGGCTGAAACACATTGATACATTTGATAAACTAGTAGCTTTTTGTGAGGGATTTTATCATTTTCTGTTAAGTAAAAATCCTTACAGTCGTTATAATTATTCTCAATACTCTACATATTTAAGACATTGCAGAATGTATATATTTGTTTTGTTTAAAAATTTTAAATGTGAACGGTGTGGTTTAGTTAATGTAAAACGAACATTAAATTTTCATCATGAGAATCCTAAAGAAAAAAGAGATAAAATATCAAGGTTGGTGTGGAGAGAATCTTTTAGAAAAAGTTTACCAGAACTTTTCAAGTGCATATATTTATGTGACGAGTGTCATTACCAAGAACATTTAAAGGTGGGAGATTATTATGGATACTTTGAGACTATTGATAGATGGAGACATACTTACATACAAAGTGTGTTGGGCAGTACAGACAGTAGTACATTGGGATGATGGTATCTTAACAACAGCTACTAGTACAGAAGCATTAGCAGCTCAGGCTAATCTAATGATTCAGGAGTGGCAGGAGAAATTAGGAGAAGGAAAAGAGGTTACTACGATTATTTGTTTTTCAGATAGAGGAAATAATTTTAGGCGAAAAATTTTTCCAGATTATAAGTTAAACCGAAAAGATCAGAAGAAGCCTCTAGGATATAATCATCTGGAGACTTATCTTAAAGAACATTATGTAACTAAGACTCAACCCATGTTAGAAGCTGATGATGTCTTAGGTATCCTTGCTACTGATAAAAAGTTTAACAGAAATATAATTGTTTCTATTGATAAGGATATGCTTACGATTCCTTGTGAGTATTATAATATGGATTCAGAAATTACTGAGATTGTAGATGAGAAGACGGCTAATCATATGTTTTTCTTTCAGACTTTAACAGGGGATTCGGTAGATAATTACAAGGGGTGTCCAGGAATAGGTCCAAAGAAAGCTACAGAACTCCTTCTAACTAAGGGGGTTAAGTGGCAAACTATTATAGATGCTTATGCAAAAGCAGGATTGACTGAAGATCATGCTTTAACTCAAGCTAGGGTTGCTAGAATTTTACGAACTCAAGATTATAATTTGGAAAAAGAGGAGATTAAATTATGGAGTCCTTCAAAAAAAATGTAAAAGGTTATAATATGATTAAAGAAGCTGTGTCTCCACCACATTATGCAAGGTGGGATGTTGAGCCTGTCAGTTTTATTATGAGAAATAGAATTCCTTATGCTGAGGGTAATGTGATAAAGTATGTGATGAGGCATGATATGAAGGGCGGAGTTGAGGATATTAACAAGGCAATACGTTATTTAGAAATGATTAAAGAGGTGCAGTATAATGCAAAAGGTTAAAAAGTTTCACGAGAAGATGGAACTAGCTATCAATCAACCATTTAGTAAAGAGTTGCTTGAGTTTAGAATGAAGTTAATACTTGAAGAAGTACAAGAATTAGCTGAGGCTGGTTTCAGGTTGGAAGGAAATATAGATCAGGGAGAACTTTATGTATTACTCCAAGATTTCTTGAAGGAAATGTGTGATGTGGTTTATGTTATCAAAGGAACTGCTGTTTCTTTTGGAATGGATTTTGATAAGGCTTATAATCTGGTACACAAAGCGAACATGAGTAAGTATCCCTTTACTAAATGTGAACACGGGAAAGTATTAAAAGGAAAACATTATAAACCACCTGTCCTAGAGGAGTGTGTATGAACAAACCTTCGGTCAGAGCACAAGTCATCACAAGGAGAACTTATAACAGACCCTTAGATGACAAGGATGAAGTCTATGAGACTTGGGAACAAACTATAGACAGGGTGATAGACCATCAGAACTGGCTTTGGAATAGAGCTGCTGGTACTGAGCTTGGGATAGGACCAGAGTTGAAAGAGTTAAGACAACTCTTGTTAGAACGTAAGGTAATGGTATCAGGCAGAACCTTATGGTTAGGTGGAACTGATGTAGCCAAGAAGAGAGAAGCTAGTCAGTTTAATTGTGCTCATTTAAAGGTGGAGACTATTCACGATGTTGTTGACTCTTTGTGGCTCTTGTTACAAGGGTGTGGAGTTGGGTTCACACCTGTTGTCGGAACATTATCAGGCTTTACCAAACCCCTTGAAGACATTGAAATTATTAGGAGTAAACGTACTAAAAAGGGAGGACATGAAGAAAGCAGAGAATCTTTTGATCTCGATACAGGGGTTTGGACTATTACAATTGGTGACTCCGCTGAAGCATGGGCAAAGAGTATCGGCAAGCTTCTGGCTTTCAAAGGGAAAGCTACAAAGCTCGTGCTCGATCTCACGCAGCTCAGACCAGCAGGATTACGACTCAGTGGGTATGGATGGATCAGTTCAGGGGATGGACCCATCTCTAAAGCATACTCAGCTATCGTTCAAATTTTAAATAAGAAATCGGGACAGCTCTTGTCCAAAATGGACATCCTGGATGTAATGAATTGGTTAGGGACTGTACTAAGTAGTAGAAGATCCGCTGAGATAGCCTTGGTATATCATAATACTCCTGAGTGGAAACAGTTTGCTAGAGCTAAAGATAATCTTTCAGATACTCCTCATCGTAGTCAATCTAATAACTCTATAGTTTTTTGGGAAGAACCTACTCATGAAGAACTCGAAGAAGTCTTTAAAATCATTAAAGAATCAGGTGGATCAGAACCTGGAGTCATTAATGGAAAGGAAGCTAGAAGAAGAGCACCTTGGTTTACAGGGGTCAACCCATGTGCCGAAATCCTTCTTGGAAATAAGAGTTTCTGTAACTTGTCCGAAGTTGATCTATCAAAATTTAGAGAAGACTCTGGAGGATTGGAAAGAGCTATCTTCCTCATCGCTAGAGCAAACTATAGGCAAACCCTTGTTACTCTTGATGATGGAATACTCCAGAGAACGTGGCATGAAAACAATGAGTACCTCAGACTTTGTGGAGTGGGACTTACAGGAATCGCCAGCCGTGAAGACCTCTCTTACTATGACTATAAAAGACTGAAGAATCTCGCAGTACATGGAGCTTACTCTATGGCTGATGAGCTAGGAACTCAAAGACCTAAGAATGTTACTACCATTAAACCTTCTGGTACACTCAGTAAGATTATGGATACTACTGAGGGATGTCATAAACCCATAGGAAAATATATATTTAATAATGTTAACTTCTCTGTTAATGATCCTCTTCTTCCAAGACTAAGAGAAGCA